CTTGGCTCTCGGTCGGCCATCACCATCAATGGCGATGTCTTCTACCGCGCTGTCGATGGCGTCCGCTCGTTCATCATTGCTCGACGCTCGTTCACCGACTGGGGCAACACCCCGATCAGCAGCGAGATGCTGAATGTCATTGAGAACGATCAAACGAATCTCTTGTGGGCCAGTTCTGCGGTCGTGTTCGACAATCGCCTCCTGATGACTTGCCAGCCTCGGTACAATGCCGAGGGTGTCATTCACAAGGCGTTGGCTGTCTTGGACTTCGACCTGATTACGTCGATGCGGAAAAAGTTTCCGCCTGCGTGGTCGGGAATCTGGACCGGACTTGATGTGCTTCAGATCGTCAAGACTGAGAACGCTTACGGCGATCAGTGTTTCTGCATCGCTCGCGGATCGGATGACTCGATTCAAATCTGGGAAGTCACCAAGGCGGACAAGTTCGATAACAATATCCCGGATGGCAAGAAGGAGATTGAGTGGCAGGTGCAGACTCGCGCCTACAACTTCGAAGTTCCGTTTGGATTGAAGCGACTGGATTCGGGCGACTTGTTCATCGACTCGCTTGAGGGTGATGTCTCGTTCAATGTCACCTATCGGCCTGATCAGTATCCTGGCTGGATTGAGTGGACTGACTTTTCTGAGTGCGCGACGACGACGCAGTGTTTGGATCTTTGCCCGATTCAAAACTTCAAGCCGCAGTATCGTCCGAAGATGCGTTTCCCGACGCCTTCAGATGCTCCGTGCAACGAGACGATCAGCACTCCGGCTCGGAATCTTTACGAGGTTCAGGTTGCGATGAACATCATTGGATACTGCCGCATCAAGAGTCTTCGAGTTCACGCTTACGATATTCAGGAGCCGAGTGTTGGGGATTGCCGGACGGTGTTCCCTGCATGCACGCCGATCAGTGCGTGCGACATCAACCCGCTGACTTACACGTCGGAATCTGTCAACCCATAGAAACAGAATGCCAAACCTTACGCTCATCACGCTGACGCCCCCGAGTTTGCCGGTCGGGTATTGTCCGACCAACTACCAACAGTTGGCCAACGATGTCATCAGCGGCACTCAGGCGACGTTCAACAGTTCGATTGGAAACTCGTTCTTCAACTTCGGTGCATCTGTTCCGGCGCTAAACAATCAGGTTTACCCGTGGTTGGATGAAGATGGCAATTGGTGGATTTACAAGGATGGCTATTGGTTGCGAAAAAATCCTGTCGCCATCGGATCTTCCGAGCGTCGTGTTTACGTTGGTACAACCACCGATCTTCAAACTTACGACGGCGGAAACACTAACACCCTGAGCAACTGGTCAGGGCCAATGTGGGAGGTTGACACCGAGTTTGAGGCGCGATTCCCGGTTGGCGCTGGCACGTTCGCGGCAAGCGGAGTGGTAGTTGTCCAAGGAAAGGTTACTTCGACCGCGATTGCCGGAGAAGATCAACACCTGCTGACGACGGCTGAAATGCCGACTCATACGCATCAGGTTGCCATAAAGACTTTTGGTCATGGCGGAAGTGATGGTGATAGAGTTGCGGCGGATGGCGGAACATCTTCGCCCACACTCACAAACAACGTGTCTGTTTTCCCAAGCTCTACTTTCGATCCAGATGTTGACGCTATTGCTGCCAACACGGGCGGTAATGTTGCCCACAACAATCTTCCGCCGTTCTATGGTGTTTACTTCATCAAGCGAACCAGCCGAGTCTACTACACCAAATGAAGCTGATCGTCCAAGATATCAGGTCAACGATTGCTCGGGCTATCGGCGTTTGCGTCGATGACGCTCGCGTTTACGAGTACATCAATCAGGCGTGCCGACGGCTGCTTCACAAGGGTCTGTGGGCTGGCGCGTACGGACGCTTCACGATTCACACGGTCGGAGGCTGCATCACTTGGCCGCGTCAGATCGAGACGATTGAAGCCATCGCAGATTGCTGCGGAGTTGGAACGGTTCGCAATCAATGGTTTGAGTTTCAGGAAACCGGATACGGACTTCTCAATGGAAACCAAGTGTGCGTTGGTAAGCAGCTTGTTGACCGTGGCACTGTGGTTTCTTACCGCGACATGTCTGGCGGTACTAACAGTTATCTTCGAGTCTACCCTGGCGACGCTTCGGATGTCGGCAAAACCATCACGCTGCAAGGTGTTGATCAAAACGGTCAATGGATTCGAACGCAATCCGGAGGCGTCTGGATCGACGGTGAAAAGCTAACGCTTGCTTTGCCGTACACTCAATCGACCAAGAAGTTCACCACTCTGACCGGCGTCATCCGCGAAGCCACGAACACGGCAAGCCGTTTGTACGAGTACGATGCGACGACGCTGCTAGAGTTGGATCTGGCAGTTTACGACCCTGATGAAACTTTGCCGCAGTATCGTCGCAGTTACCTCGCTGATCGTTGCAACAACGAGGAGGACAAGCCGGTAACGGTGATGGCGAAGATGCGCCACATCAACGCGACGAGCGTGAATGACTACCTTATTCCTCCGTGTCCCGACGCCATCAAGCTGATGGTCATGGCGATTCGCAAGGAAGAGAACGATTTGATTCAGGAAGCAGTGGCCTACGAAGCCAAAGCTGTTCAAGCTGTGCAGGAGCAGACGATGCAGTATTTGGGTGACGCTGTGGCAACCATCCGAATGGTCGGAGTCGGGTTGAATGGCGGAGGATTTTCGCAATGGTTCTGATAAAGGATAATTTATGGCAATAGGACTTGGAGCTGCAATTCTGGGTGGAGCGGGAATCTCCGCTGCTGGAAGTTTGCTCGGTGGGCTTTTCGGCGGACGCAAGCCGAAGGTGCCTGAGCTGAAGCCGATCAACTTCGAGCAGGAACAGACCAACGCTATCCGGCAAAACATTGCCGCGCTTGAGCCTGCCACCAAACTGGCCGAGAAGACGACATCCGCCGAACAGTCATTGCTTGAAACTCAGCTTCGCCGTGCGATTCCTGGCTATGACCAGTTGATTCAACAGGCTGGAAAGACTATTGGCTCAAGATTGCGTGGCGAGGTTGATCAAGATGTTCAATCGCAGCTTCAACGAGCTGTCGCTGGTCGGGCGGTTGGTGGAGGGTTTAAAGATGCGTCAGGCATTCGAACAAATTTGCTCGCTCGCGACTTTGGTCTGACAGCGATGCAGATTCAGAATCAGGGTCTTGCTCAGGCTCAGAACTTTATCCAGCAGCAGCGCACGTTTGGCATGGCTCAACCGTTCTCAGTGAGCAGCATGTTCATCACACCCGCTCAACGGATCGGCGCGATTCAAGAACAGCAGGCCAGAATGTACGGGCGTGATTTGACTGCCGCTCAGGTGGCTGCTGCTCCGTCGCCGATGCAGCAGGCGGCGCAGACTGCGCTTACCAACTTTGGCGGTGTTGCCGGTGGCGCGCTGTCGCAGTACGGAATGTACCAGGGGTTGATGGCTGGCCAACGTGGGCCGTCACCATCGTACAATCCTCAGAACGATCCTGAGATTTATCCGAATCTTTATGCGCCGACTCCAACGAGGTCGGATATCACACCGCTTTCTACGAGTCTATTCCCGGAGTACGGCTCTTCAAACTACGGACGTTAATCTTATGGCCGACCAATCTCTTCAAGCATTTCAGCTAGGTGCAAGCCTGTTCGACCGCGCGCAGACGCAGGCGCGGATGATGGAGCAGTTCCAGATTCAGACGGCTGATCAGATCATGCGCCAGCGTCAGGCGGATCTTCAAAACAAGATTCAGTCGAACGCTTATGCTCAGGCGTTGGCGGAGCAGGAGGCTCAAGCTGCGGAGTATGACACGTTCCAAAAGTTCAATGAGGAAGTTGGAACCTATTTTAATGATCCTGAGTTGAAGGCTCCAATGCCTGCACTGCCACGTTTTAGGTCAAAGGTTTTCAATCAGGAGGCAACTAGAGCCTATCAGAGTCTTCAGCAGTATTCTCCGCGAGCTAAAATTATCAAGGCTCGTGAACAGTTTGAACAGCTTAGGGCAAATACCGTAAAAGCCATGACGGATGAGGGTATCGATGTTTTCGACCCTCAGACAGGTCAGGTTAATGAGGAAGTTTATCAGAAAAATCTGCCTCTTATCAGAGAGCAGTTGAAAGAAAAACAGACCATCAAAGAACTCGGCACAGAAATGTCAGAAGAGGTTTATCAGTTAGATAAAACCATTCCTCTTCCTGAACGGATTAAAACTGCTCGCGCCAATGTTGAGGCTCGTCGAGCAGGGCGCATCAATCCTTCTGACAGCATGAAAATGACCATTGCAAATGATGCTGTTGACGATTGGCAAGAGCTGTTTGGACTTGCTGACGCTCGTACCGCTTCGAGAATCAAGGGTTCCGTGATGCAGAGTGATTGGAAATGGCCCGAAGGAGAAGATGCTCGTCAAATTCGTGGCGATCAGAATACGGCAAGAGGTTCGGCCAGACTTGTTGATGAATTGAACAAGTTTGAACAAACTTACGGAAAAGGGAAAATTCAGAATTACGTTGGCCTTATTGACGGTAAAATTGGTGAGCTTTCTCGTAGATTAAAAGAATCAAAAACTGACGAAGAGAAAGACGCGTACGAGCTTCTTCAAAGATTTCAGAAAGTTTTTAATGAAGAGGCGTTTGCCACTTCCGGTAAGGCTGTAACACAGCCTGAAACGATTCGGTTGAAAGCAGCAATCGGTGACATCAGAAGTAAAAACTTTGTCAACGATATCAACAACTTTGCTAAATTTGCCGCTGAAAACCTGTGGAGTACGATTGATGACTTTAAGACGAAGCGCAAAATCTCTCCAGAGCAGGTAAAGTTGGCCAACGAACTTGTCACCCGTTACAAGCTGCCACTGACGCCGTTTGGTCAGCAGCGTCAATCGACTCCCGCTGGATCGACCGGAACCGCTCCGTCACTTCCTGCTGGTGTAACTCCGTTTACAGGTTCGACTAACGTTTCTTCTGGATTCATTTACACCCCGTAATTATGGGAAAAATCACATCTCCGTCTGGCAGGGAATACAACTGGTCGAATCCGAATCCGCCCACAGAAGCGGATTTCAAGGCCATTTCTGATTACGAGGTGGCACAAGGAATCTCCGCCCAACCTAAGCCATCTCAAGGCCCAGCTACCATCGCCGAGATGCGTCGTCGAGAAGAGCAGGGGATGGTTTCTGCGCTTCCTCCTGAGCAGGTTCAAGCCGCTGTAGGATCGACGGCTCAGTTGAATCAGGCTGTAAAACAGTCGGCCACTGTTGGAGAGATGCGTCGGCGCGAAGAACAAGGTCTTGTTTCCGCGCTTAATCCAGAGCAAATCAGGCAAGCGACGATGAGTGACGCTGCTCGGATGGGCGAGGCGATGCAGCAAGAGGAAGCTCGCCTTGCTGCGGCGGGTGCGCCGTCGATGTTTGACGAAACGGTTCCAGAAGGTGCTGCATCAATAGCCCTTGGTTTTGCCGCTCCAGAAATGGCTGCTGCCCGATTCCCAGCTCTTGCTCGCGCAGCAATGGCCGGGAAATTCCTGCCAAGAACCGGCGCACAAGCCACTCTCGGAGCCGCTGGAGGCGCAGCATCAGCTATTCCAAAAGCTGCTGAACTTGTTTCCGAAGGAAAACCAGCTCAAGCGGCTGGTGAGGTTTTCAAAGAAACCGCAATAGGAACAGCACTTGGCCCTGTCATTGGAGAGCCAATGCGAGTCGGAATGGCTGGGCTAAAAGCATTAGGCGGAAAGTTGCCACTCATCAAGGAGACTGTGGCCAACTTGTTCAGGCCGGTTGATCTAACCTCTGACCAACTTAAAATGCTCAGGTCAGTTCAGACTATTGAAACTGCAACTGGGCAGCAGGTTCCAATTTCTTTGGCAGGAGCGATAGATTCTCAGGCTATCTCAAAAAGAATGGCTTTAGAAGGAGCAGAACCTGATCCTGAAGCGATGACGCAGATTTACGAACTTGCGTTGCATCGAGCCGCTAACACGCCGAGAGGAAACCGTACCCCCCAAGAAATCAGCAGGCAGGTTTTTGATATTCTTGATCCGCAGCGTCAGGGGCTTGGTAAGCAAGCGGAAATGGCTGTGAACGACTTTGCCTCAAGAGCCGCAAACTCCGTGAACAACGCTGAACAACGTGTGCTTCAGGTTGGAAAGTCATTTTTTGCGCCAGGAAGAAGCGTTGCTTCAATTGGAAACGATCTTAAAGACCTCGCTGAAAACTCCCTTGAGTCGGCTAGGACATCTTGGAATGCGGCATACACCAAGGCAAAATCGCTTCCAGAATACTCTCAAACTGCCGTTGATCTCCAACCACTGATTGATTACGCCAACTCGGCAGGATTAAATCTCGCAAAAGCCACCGGAGGAAACATTTCGGTAATTGCCGCTCCTGCTGGCCAACGTGCGGCACTTGCAGCGGCTGAGGATCTTGTTAGCACCGCAACGCTTGAAGAAGCTAGAAATCTTGCTTCCAACCTTTCTCGACAGATTCGGCAATCCGGCGTTTTGCCGGGGGTTGATGTCAGGACAAAAGCTCAGCTTGCTGAGATTGCTGCCAATCAGATCAATCAGGCTGTCTCGCAAACGCCAGCTCTCCAGCAAGCGCTTGGTGCTGCAAACCAAAACTACGCCCAAAATATCACACGTTTCAGGGGAAACCTTAGCGAGGGTATTCTAAAGGAGATTGGAGAAGGCGGAGGACTATCTGGAGAGGCGATTATCTCGCGTCTAACCGGATCAAACGCCGAGACTAATCTTGGTATGTTGACGGATCTTCTTGGTTCATCAAACGCGCAGAAAGGGATGGACCTTGTTAAAGAGGCGATTGTAAGCACTGCGTCTCAAGCTGGAAGAAAAGGCGCTGGAATCAATGTTGGAGAAATGTTCAGCAAGATTAACGGGTTGCCGGAGCCGGTTCGAAACAAACTGTTTCCAAACTATGCAAACCTGAGAAGCGCGTTCATTTCTGAATCGCGTTTGGGTGATATCAGAAATGCAGTTAAATCTCCAGAAGCGTATCTTTCTTCTGTTAATGCTGATCCTAGATTTGTTGAACAGATGCTCGGTACGACCGATAAAAACGCTCTTCAGCAACTTGCTAAACGGGCTGTTCAGGAAGATGCGTCGGTAAAGGCGGAGCTTTCAAAACTCGGTTTGGACAAACTTGTAGAGAGGAATTCGTTCGATATTTCAAAGTTTGTTTCAGATCCAAATAATCAACCAAAAATCGCAAATCTTGTTTCACGACTTTCCTCCAGAAAGCCTGATGTGCTGCGCGATGTTCAATCGCTCTTCATTGACGATCTGTTGAATCAGTCGAAAACGGGAGATATCATTGATGGCCAAAAGCTATTGAATTTGGTTTCTGCTGGTGTACCTGCTGGCCCTGGAACCGCAGGAAGAGTGGCTAGCCCATTCTTTGAAACTGCCAACACGCTGCTTGGAACCAGCGGACGGCAGGAGCTTGAAAAAGTTGCTCGGGCAATAGCTGAAACTCCTGTTCCAGCTAAAACTGCGTCCGATGTGAATCGTGGGCTGATCAATTATATTTTTGTCGGATATCAAGGTGGAAACATTGCTCAAGGAACTCTTCCGGCTGCGCTTTCATTTTTGTCCCGTGTGGTTACCAGTGCGCCAGCCGTAAGGTACAAGTTTGCGTCAAAATTTTTGACCAACCCAGAGCTTCGAAAAATTGCGATGACTCCGATCAAAGACATCGACGCTGGAAGGTTTGTTACCTTTTCAAACCCTCAGACACTCGATCTGTTTCGAGATGTCACCTCTCAAACTGTTAAATCCATCAGGCAAGAGTTTGGGAAAAACTCTGAAGAGTACAGGCAGGCGCTTGAGGTTGAAAACGAACTGCCATGAAAACCTCCCTCTCCAAAAAAGGTAACACCTACAAGGGACGTAAGGTGACGCTCAACAAGCCGTTCTACACTCCTGGCGAGCGTAAGAAGAGCGCGGTGTACGTTAAGAATCCGGCTGGCAAGGTTGTCATCGTCCGCTTCGGCGATCCGAACATGGAAATCAAACGCGACAATCCTGAGCGTCGTAAGAACTTCCGCGCGCGGCATAACTGCGCGGAGGCGAAGGACAAGACGACGCCCAAGTATTGGAGCTGCGCTGCATGGATTTTGGTGATTGTTCTGTCGGTTTTAACCTCAAACCCTATTTGAATTTATGGACAAGATGAAACTTGGCGGTGGCGGTCGTTACGAGAAGCTGATCAGCAGTCTTGAGAAGAAGGGTGTGAGAGAGCCGAAGGCTTTGGCCGCCGCAATCGGGCGTAAAAAGCTGGGGCGTGAGCGGTTCCAGTCTCTAGCCGCGAAAGGTCGTCGCCGCGCCGAGCGTGAGAAGGCTAACGCTTAGGATAGCGTCCTTTGGAGTACGGTTTCTTAACCGACTCCTTATCCACGACGAACTTCTCAGGTTCTGCGTAGTTCCATGAGATGTCGCCTCCCGTACCACGCTGGATCATAATCGATCCGGTGACTTTTCCTTCCTTGTCAGTCATGCCGGAACGGTCGGCCCGTTTTGCCATGCCGAGCATGAACTTGCGCGGGTTGTTGAATCCAACCTCTTTCATCACAATCACCTCTCTCGCCCAGTTCGTCAGATCCGACGATCCGAATCCTGAGTAGGCCAAATCTGCCACGCTCTCCGGTTTGTCGTCCTTACCTTTTGGCTTTGGGAAGTGATGGACGAGTACCAGGACAACACCTGTCTCCATCATAATCGGCTGGAGAAGGTGTCGGGTGAAGTTCGCGCAGACCTCGATGTCCGCAGGATTGCCACCCATGTAGGAGAGCAGCGGATCGATGTAAACCACGTCAGCCTTGGTCTTGCGAACGAGACGGCGGAGCATTGTGGCGAAGTCTGTTCCGGTGCGAACCGTTTCGCGGAAGAAGAGCATGTCAACGCTCCGCAATCCTCGCTCCCAGTTCTCCTTTCCAAACGTCATCTGAGCTGCACCCTTGAGTGCGTCATGCTGATCGGCGATGTCGTTTTCCGCCTGGATGTAAGCCACTTTTAACGCCCGGACTGGCTTTACGCCAAACCATGCTTCACCGGACGCCCACTTCATCCCCTGATACGCGGCCATTGAGCTTTTGCCGCAACCACTTTGGCCGACGAATAGAAGCGAAGATCCGCGACGCAACCACCTGTCGCCGATCAGATTGTCAGGATCATTCTTCGGGTCGTACTCGATGATGCTATCGAGCGAGAACTCCTGAGGCATGTCCTGCGACTCCAGATAGTCCGTGAACGCATCCCAGTTCACGACACCCACATTGATGGCCAACAGCTTCTGCTCATTGCCATCGCGCATTACACCGGCAAGACGGCTGAA